AGTGCACGCGCGTCACCTTATCATTACCTTTACTCGGTGTAAAGTTAACAACAGGTATACCCATGTTCCGTAGTTCGTGGGTCAAGGGCAGCCCCGTCGCTTTCGCTTCTATAATAATCGTATCCGGCTCCCAGTACTTATACTGCTCCAACGCTACCTGCTTTAACTCAGGAAAGTCCCACCTATCCTTCTGACTATCAAGAAGTATCAGGGCCGGGGGCCCACCCGCTTCTTCCGGATAAAACACACCCCATGTCGTAATCGCACTAAAGTCCGATGTCTCGCGTTTCGTGAACGCCGTATCATAACTCTGTATCACATACTCAAGATTGGGTACATTCTCTTTGTCCCAACGCTTCCACCACTCGCGGGGTATAATCGCGTTCTCCTCACCCGTCGGATTCTGCTGATACTGCGCATTCCATTTACTGGGCGGAATAGAGGCGCGGACCGCTGTTAAATCATCAAGGCTCCAGAACTCCGGCCAACAGGGTGAGCCATCCTCAAAGATCGCCGGTAACTCCACAACTTCCCATTGGTCCGCTAGTTCATCTTTCGCCATCGCACGCATCAACTGTCCCGTCATATCCTTCTCGGACCACCGGGTCTGTACCAACACAATACTGCCGCCCGGCTGTAGTCTCTGTCGGGGGCCCCCAGTATACCAGTCCCACGCATCATCAAAACCCGTGTTCGACATCGCTGTCTGCTCTGAGTGCGGATCATCTATAATCACCAAGTCTCCACCACGACCCGCTAAGTTCGAACCAACCCCAACCGCATAGTACATACCACCCGATGTCGTGTCCCACCGACCGGATGCTTTACTGTCAGCAGACAAATTAACAGACGGAAAGATTTCTTTGTAATCGTCACTATCAATAAGGTTTTTGGTCTTACGTCCAAAGTTAACAGCAAGCTCCGTGGTGTGTGTCGCCTGAATAATCTTCATCTTAGGATTCTTACCCATCATCCACGCCGGAAACAAAAAACTTGCAAACTCCGACTTCGTATGTCTCGGCGCCATGTTAATTATCAAACGCTTCAGCTCACCGCGTGCCACACGCTCCAACTTCTCGGCAATAATTTTATGATGCCTACCCGCAATGAAGTCCGGCCACATATTTTTTACAAAAACTAAAAAGTCCTCTTGACACTTCTCGTGCTTTTCTAGCTGCGCTAATCTTAATTTAAGCTTGGCTTCCTGTTCTGAAACATCCATCAGGGGGCCCCTACAATCTTAAAAAACATATCATCCCAACGAAACGGCTGCATACAATGAAACTCCGGCTTCTTATCTTTTAACCCATCTAACTTTAAATCTACTGCATCTTCGGCCTTAAACAAAAACATCTCTGCTCTGTCCGCCGGTGTCGGCTGCTTTTTAATCAAGATCCAACACGACGCGTGTTTATGTTTCGTGAGCCACGATACCTGGGACGGGCGCAGATCTACTTTGTTCGTTTTCGTAAATTTAAGCTCCACAAAATGAAAACAACCATGGGTATCACAGAGGAGGACGTCTGGGATTCCGGCTCCGACCCAGTTCTCAATTCGCGTTAGCGACAGCTTTCGACTTACCCTTTGCGCCGCTTCCTTTACCTGTTTGTAAAAGCCGCTCTCCTTCTTCACGGCTATCGTTATCTTCTGGGGTGATGTCGATTGTGACTGGGGCATAACTCTCCTTTATCTCTTTCAATGCTTTCATAACTTCTTCCTTAGACATACTGTCTATGCTCCCGGTTCGTATCTCTGATTTATTCACGTATATATCACCCTGCGCCATGCCACGACGAAACTCTGCCTGCACCGCTGCGGAGTAGGCCCCATTTGCCAGAGCCTCGTCCCGTATCTTTTGTAAATCTCTAATGTGACGATGAAACGTAATACCATACTTCTCATCCAAAGCACGCCGATATTCTTTGATCGCATGAACAACATGGGGCGATACATTTGGGTTCGTTAACTCATACGCTCGTGTATGTGCACTTGATACACCATACCCTGCATTCTCTGCTGCCTCTCTCATGGTTATTTGGCCATCCTTGCTGACCAACTCCCTAACAAACAGCTCCTGTTTTCGTGTCAATGGTGTGTGAATAGTCGCGGGTTTTCGACCGCGTGTCTCGTAGCGTATACCCGCTTTTCCTAGTTTTTTATTCGTCATTCTCGGCCCTCGGATAAGTGAACAATAAACAGGCATAATATGCACGGTTTTTAGGCAGTTAACAAGAATCTTTTTTTTGCACAAATAATAGGCATTGTTTCACGTGAAACATTGGTACGATTTTTTATGTAATTATTCGTGAAAAACATGGCCCATGCAAGCGCAGCACAGCACCACGGCGTCCGCTCCTGGACCGATCAAATCGGCGATTTTTTACCTTAAACTGACCCGATAACCGGGGGACCCTGGGCCTATATACTAGACTCCAGGGCCTGGAAACGCGTTTCCCGGTGCATGATCTAAAGCGCTGCGCTTTTACCTGGACCGGGCGCCTTGGACCTGGGGCAGCTGCGGCGCGTAAAGGGGCAGCTGCGGCGCGTAAACTAATCCTAAACTACTGCTCCAGGTTTCGTTTCCTGCGCGTAATTATTAAAAGTTTAGCTGCGCTTTTTGCCTGGACCGGGTGAAAGTTTAGCTGCGCTTTTCCCTGGTCCTGGTGCAAAGTTTCGGGGTGTTCTGTCCAGGATCCGCGCGACCTGGTACGTTTGGAGCTGCTCGAGGGCCTCGGTCCTGGGCGTGTTTAACTGTTAAAAGGTCAAAAAAAAGGCCCGAAAAAACGGGCCTGATTTAATAGAAGTTTAACCTGGTTTATGTGTGCGTATAACCATCGTCTTCGATTACCAGGTATTGATTCCGCGCTTTAATAACTATTGCAGCCTCTTCACCTAGTATTGAATTTCTGGAGTCTATAAACTCGCCGAGCGTACCAGGAAAAGAACCCTTTATAGATTCCTCCTGAAATAACTCTAAAAGCTTTTCTAGTTGTTTTGTGCTCGGGTTTTTCATCGTGCAGGCTGCCTTCCAATATTTAGATTGCAAAGAATATATTCTCCGTTCTTAATCTTAGCCTCGGTTTCTTTCCTGGTTTCATTTAAAAAGAGTGCTCTATATTTGGAGGTAGTTTTAGAGAAATCCCAGTGGATTTTGTCCAGGTAGGTTTTCCCGTTTGGCGCCTGGTAAACTATGCGGTGCTTATAACTTTGAAAAGTTCGGCTGCCGTCTTTAGTCCTAATCTCGTATTGGTTAAGACCTGCATTAACCTTAGCAACCCAGGGAAGGTTTAAAGCCTCTTCAGGTGTTGCAGCAGCTGCGGCAGGTACTTGCACACTCAAAGATATATTACCGGGTTTATTGCTGCTTAAAGTGGCCTCTTCAACCTGGCCTTTTGCAGCTGATTGCGATGAGTCCAAAAACTCTTCCAGGTTTTCTTCCAGGTTCTTCTTATACCTGGTCGGCAATCCTACGGCCTTTTTGTTCAGCTCCTGGTCTACCTTCGATTGATCGCCCCGAGGGTTGAGAATTAAAGTTGTTTTGCCGTCTACGCCTACAACCTGCACAAAAGGATCTTTAATAAGCTTTAAATAACCCTTGTCTTCATTGCCTGGTTTATCCCAGTAATGATATAAAGTTTTTTCCCAGGTATAGAGGCCATGCAAGTTTCTGCCATTATAAATAACAACTGTCTTTATATGGTCCGCTGTGTATCTCCTGGAAGATTTGCAGCGCGATATAATATGATCTGTAATAGCTGAGATCGAGGGCAGGACGGGCAGCAAGTGATGCCCGGTTGAGTTGGTTAATTCTAAATGTCCATGATACATTTATTTTCTCCGTTAGTTAGTTTATGCATTATTGCAAATCTAATTATAGGTTTTTACGGGATTTAATCAACTAATAAAAAAAAGGCCCGAATAAACGGGCCTTAATCTAGTTTATGTTTAGAAGTATTTAAGCAGCAACTTTGTCTAGCAGCTGCCCCGCCTTCTTTTCAATATCAAAGCGGCTATCCTGGTGCGGAATGTCGCGAGCTACGGCGGTGATTGCTTGCGCTGCATCCCAGGCAGATCTTGCAGGGTGCTGCTCTTCCTCTTCATGCCTCTTCAATGCCTCTTGTGCCATTCTTTCTGATAGACCTACTCTTTTTCTAAAGTAGTCAATCATTTCTTCGTCAGTACTGGCAAGCGTTGTTTCTTTTGCTTTGGTCACGCCGTCAATTAATGCCTGGCTGTTGCCGTTGCTATAATCTTTTAACGCAGGTGCTGCTTGTTCAACAAATCGAGATAGTGCAAACTTTGTATGATTAATCTTAATTTCTTGAAAATTTTCAACTCCCCATAAGCAGCGGTTCATGCAAATACCGCGTAAATACATGGTGCCAAGTCTAAAAGATTTCGCCCCTACTTCTGAATTAGAAACATAAAAGCCTCTAAACATTAAATCAGGATCGCCGTTTGGCAGCTTGCCTACTTCGATAGGATTTAGATCGTCTACCATAAACAAAAATATATCTCTATCCGATGCAAACAAAGTTGTGCTGCTTTTTTGGTTTACTGCGTAAAAAGGATCATACTCCCCGTTATTATTTAACGCTCCAGGCACCTTAAACTGCGTATTGTAAATAGCATCTTTAACACATTGTGCTACATCATGGTCATAAATCCGCCCGTAGTCCTGGCCTGTAATAGCAGCTAGCGTACCATTAGTTGAAGAGTAAGGTTTAACAAACTGACTCTTTCTATTGTTAGCTATGCCCCAGTAAACGCATTCAGCTGCAAGCGATGCAGGTATCTTTCTCATATAGGAAGCAGGCGCTGATCCTAAAGTTGCAACCTGGTTAAATCCCCAATTAGTCGGCTCTGTCTGATGCCATTGTCCTGTTGTTTCGTCTTTAAACTCAACAAACATTTTTCCTTGCATCAAATTTGTTTCGCTATCCTGGCCGATAACTTTGAAGTTTTTTGAGTTAACATCAACTATACAATCTGACATAGTCCTGGATTTTTCTCTCTTGCTGCTGATTAAATCATCAAGAGAAATAAAGCGCTCGTCCTCTGGTCTATTGGCCCAGTTGTTAGCTACTATAGCGCCCTCTTTAGATATGCCTTTTTGAAAAGCTGCTGTTTTATATGTAAATGTTTCCATTTTTTTCTCCGTTAGTTAGTTAAAAAAAACGGGCTGAATTTCAACCCGTTTAAAATATCTCATAATATCGCGTATAGTGCAAGCTATTTTTCTTTTGGCAGCTGAACAGCAAAATGTCTCTCTGCCAGGCCTATCAAAGTTAAGTCTTCAAAACCTGACTCTTTGTTCCTGGATAGGCCCCATAACCTAAGCTTTAATTCCAAACTTTTTTTCTCATGCTCGTATAAGTCTCTTAACAGCGCATTCGATTTAAGTTTATATTTGTGGTCGCGATTTAGCACAGTTAATCTTTCCCCACCATTCTCTTTCAAATCTGCGAAAAATTTACGAAGTTTTGCTAGTCGGGTAGTTTGTGTAAAATCTAAAATCCTGGCAGGAATTACGGCCTCTCGGTTACAGGATCCACAACATTGTCCGTCAGCTAGTGGTTGTGCATTTTCTCCCTGGTCCCAATACATAACGCCTTTTTGATTATACTTTTTTTCAATCTCGCCATTACATAAAATACATTTCATTTTTTTACTCCTATTATTACATCCCAGGTAAAATCTGATCCATAGTAATCTATCATAGACTTTGTGCCGTCACTCATATTCATTAAAACATCAGCAATAATATCACCTACTTCCTGCTTTTGTTCGTCACTCATAAATTTAGTAATAACAAAGCTATTGATTTCGCTTTTGGTTTTTACTTTTTCCATTCAAGTTTTCTCCATAGTTAATTAAAGAATAAAAAGTATTCCGAATAAGTGATATTGTCAACTATTCTTTTCCGATATCGCCTGCTATGTGGTGACGTAATATAGTTCCAGGAGGTAGGCTCTTAACAAACTTTCTTAGTTTTTGTGCATCCGTTTCTTTCTGCTCCTGCGCAGCAGTTTCATCCCACCAAATTCTGGTGTTTCCGCCGTCAGCATAGCATCCGCCTTTTTCATCCTGCTCTATTTTTTTCTTCTGATTACCATGTGCAGTAAATCCTATAACATAATTTCTGTGCTGCCTGGCGCATAATGGTTTATCGTTTCCGCAGTTCCTGCATGAAATTTTATCAGGATTTGTCTCTTCCGGGCATCGAACAATTTTTATACCACGCTCCGTTTTAGTTTTCTTGCCCTGCCAGTAATCTTTTTTCACTACATAAACAGTAGGAATATTATTGTGTTTAAACTGGTGCTCAACAGCAGCAATAGAGTCCGCAGAATAATTTATGGTAGTGTATTGATCTAGCCTGTATTTATTTTTAAACCAAAAGTAAGGGTTAAAATGTGTGTATGTAAACGCCTCTCCATTTTCTGGTTTGCTCTCTGCTAAGGCGTCAAGATAATCGTGATCTATCTGTATCTGCTCGCAGCCTTTTCCGCTCGCATTAAGTTTGCAGCTAAGTGGGCAAGTGCCAAATTTATTTTTAGTTCCTGACCTGTAGGTTATTGCCAGGCCTTTTGTTTTTTTTCCTCGTGAGGACTCTACTGTTTTTAACATTATTTACTCCGTAGTTGTATGTGAATTTGTCAACTTATCACAAACAAAAAAGGCCGTCAAGATAACGGCCTAATTTTTTACTTTCGTTTGTTATTGTTAAAATAATTGTCGGCTCTTTTTCTTAAATTTCTGTGGTCAGGACCGTACAATAATCTACTCAACCAATTCAATAAAAATATTTTTCTCACCTCCTTTCATTTTTCTTTATATAATTTTGCGTATCCGAATGGCGATGATACATCCCGTTAGTGTCCTCATAATTATCAAAACCTAAACCAATAGCCTCTAATAACTCTTTATCGTCTAACCCGGCAAGTCTTAGTAATATCGCTTGTCTAAACTGGTTAGCTGTAACATCATCACCTTTGGGATCGGTACACTTTGGAACTTCAAAAGCTATTGTAAATGCAACATTGTATGTCTTCATATCTTGATCTCCGTTTCTGACCCATCGGCCTCTTGCACATGAAAGTCTAGTTCCCAAACAAAATCTCCTTTGGACATATGTTCTTCATACAATTTTATTGCCTCGCTTTGATATTTAACTCTAAGTGCGTCCATACCATCATTAGTCATAGACTCCGCCTCTTCAGGTGTTAATGTTGTTTCGACCGATACAAATTGGTCACACTTAAAATCAAGAAATACTTTAGCTCTTGTTCGTTGACGATTCTGCAAATCTTTCAACAAAAAAGATAATCTTTCTTTATCTTCTTTTAAGAGAGTCTCAGTTCGTGCTATTGAATTTCTCAAATCATCAATAGTGTCCTGTAAAAACTCTCTTGTTTTTTGCTGATTTATATTTTTTCTTTCCCGTAAATCCATAG